AACATTTACAACACTTGCCGCAGTAGAGGTCATACTTGTTGGGTCAGGCATCAATTTCGCCGACTTCCATCCACCAGCAGCAGATTCTGTACCAATATCGTCGCCGATTACGCGAACACTCTTATACGGCGGTGTCTTTAGTCCAGCATCAGTTTCAAGAATCCATGACAACTTATGGTTAGCAGTTTTCGTTGGTCCAAACTGTAGAACATTGTTCGAGTCAACCCAGAATACTGCATTATTTGTCTTCTCTAAATCTTTGATTATCTCTATCGCGAGTGTGTCTGTGTATGGTTTTAGTCTCCGAACGAGTTTCGAATTTCTGTTAGACACAGGACCTGTTGAAATAAAGTGCGTGTTTCCGTAACTTACAGTAGTATCTTCTGAAACATCGACATTGTATTCCATATCAGTCTCGTTAACTGACTTAACTTCTTCGAATACTTCCTTGACGATTGTCCCAACATCTGTCTCATCGTCAGCAGAGTAATCGATAACTGTTCTGACAATATCTAGTTGATACGTGAATGCAAACGCCTTCCACGTAAGGTCACCAGCGTTTCTCGCACTAGAAATAATTCCTGTAAATATTTTTGCGAGAGTGTTGTCTTCATTTGACATATTTCTATTCCCGTCTCCCGTTACAGACGTTTTGGGACCTACATCAACTGTTATTTCATCGCCGGGTTCTAACGTTGCACTTGGATTTTCGTCAGGGTCGGGGATTGCTGTCATCTCTAACCCATCTGCTTCTTGAAAGCGCTTTCGTCGAACGATGAGGTCTTTCGCAATCCAATATTGCGTCACACCGGTTTCTTTTGTGACTTCGATATTTACGTCAAGGGATTGATAGTAAATACCATCATCTGATATTGCGCTCATTTTTCTATCTCCGTCAGTTCAAGTCCAAAGTCGTGTGTGTATTTTCCATCAAGGTTCATCGCACCACCATCTTCTAACGGACTCGTGGATATCCCTTGAATACTAACATTTCCCTCATATCGATGGCTATCAATGTATATCTCGTCTTCATTTACGAAGTTGTCGAGTAAAATTGCTTCAGCAGTAGTACAAACTCCTTCAAGCGTAATGTTCTTTTTACCACGACCAACTTTTTGCCTAATTATTGGTCCATCAACAGTTTCGTGCTCGACGAATCTATTTGTTGTTGACACAGATACATTTGGTTGATCATATACAAATGTTATCGTGTACTTGTCTCTTCCAATGACACGTGTTCCGCCATCTTCCAAATCATCAATGAGGTCAGAAGCAGATTTACTCGGTTTAAAGCCAATTGTTTCTTCACTAATTCCTTGAAAGATTACTGGCCCTCTATCATCAACGTAATTGTCGTTAAAGTCTAATCCCATTTATTGACCCCCTAGTGCGTTTCTTCGATATGTATTTGCATCCTTCATCGCACGCTCGACGAGTGTTGCAATTCTGTCTTCACTTTCATCAGACTCTGCATCAACATTTGCTGTATTCTGTATATTCGTTTCAAGGCTGAAGTCAGGACTTGTTGTTTCCGCACGAGAACCAGCACCCGACTCCGAGTCTTTTTCCATAAGTGACTTTGCATTTCCAACAACATCATCTTCAGTTACCTTCAGACCAGACAGTTTGCTGGATGCGCCACCTTCACCTTCACCAATTTTTCCAATATTTGAACCAGTAAGCGCGTTTGTTAATGAAATAAGTTTATTTAATGTATCTGCTAATTGATCAATAGCGCCGGTAACAAACGATATGATAATATTTGCAAGATTCTTAATAAAGTCAATCAATCCGCTTTCTTTTGCAATACGTTGTAGTACACTTATTAGTGTTTGCACTAACTTAATAACTTCTATTACAACTACTGCAATAGCCTTAAGCGTTAGGAAAACTGCTGAATAGAGAACATTCCCTATAACGTCAAATACTGGCGCAATCTTTTCAAGTATTCCACCAAGGAAATCCATCACACCAGCAAACGATTCCATTATCCCTTTACCCTCTTCTCCTTGAGAGAGGACTTCAGAGAATCGTGAAATAAAGAACTTGAATGCATCTACGATAGCAAATACTGGTGAAAGGATTGCTCCGAAAATACTCACGATTAAGTTAAATGCCGGAACAAGGTATCCTAATAGCGCATTTCCTAATTCAACAGCAAAGTTCTTAAGCGATTCGAATGAAGACTTCGCCGTACTGCTAATATCACCCATATTTCCAAGCACGCCTACAGCAAGCGCGCCTGCTGCTGTTAATGCAAGTACTGCAAGAGTAACTGGCAACATAGCACTACTTAGTGTCGCTGCTGAAACTGCGGCAATAATCAGGCTACCTGCATATGTAATCATACCGGCCACAGCCTTAAGCGCTGCTTTTGCATTACCTAGCAATCCTCGTTGAAGAATCTTTTGTGCAGCAGCATTAACTTTTGTAGAAATGGTACTCAGTTTTATTGCTTTAATAGAAGCGTACTTTTGTGCAATGTACTCTTTTAATGAGCCAATAGTATTTGGAATAATTCCAAGTCCCATCTTATTAAGACCAGTAGCCATTCTTGATAGACCATCGTTAAATACCTCTGAAAGTTGTTCTGAACGAAGGAGGCCTGGATGAACCATACCAGTCATTGCACCTGTGAATACTTCTAGTCCACCTACAGCAATATCACCGAATCCAGAACCAATAGTTTTTGCAGTACTTAACGCTCTACTCCTAACTGTTCCAAGCGCTTGACGGAACTTTTTGGTATTCAACTCAAGGCTTGCTGCTTGACCACCCATCGAATCTGGCGCACCAGCAGGGTATCTAAATCCACCCATTTCTGGCGCTTCGATAAGTTCGTCGTCTATTGCAAACTCGGTGAAGCGTTTTCTAATTGTATCTGCAACATCACCGGCAGTAGATTTAAGATTTTTTAGGTTACCTTCTATTATTTTAACGCGGTCGTCAAAATCTATTAATTCATCGCCATCATACAACTCTCCTGTTGCAATTTGCACATCCTTTAATATTGGTATCTGTGCAGCAAGTGACCGGCTTAATTTATATACACCAGAAAGATACTCGTCTAAGAACCCTTGACCAAGTGCCGCCGCACGAGCAGCAGTATTTGTAAATGAGTTAAGGTTACCTGTTAAGTCACCTATTCGCAACGCGAATACATTACCAATCGCAGCGACTGTATCAAAAACCCGAGCCAATCGTAACAGGACAGCAGTAAATGCAAATGCTTGTATTGCAGAAGACACAAATGTTCCACTCAAATCATTCAACGATTCGAATAGCGCCGTAAATACTGAAAGAAGTGTAGAGACTACACCAAGTGCTCCCGGCGCAGCACCCTCTGCAAATTCAACAAGTTCAATTGTGAGTAGTTTGAACTGATATGCTACTTCTTGTAATGGTTCTGCCAAGTTGACGGTTACGCGATTAAAGAAGTCTATCGCGTCAGGCAACTCTCCGACAAGATATCCGAGGAATCTCGCAAGTACCTCGCCAGCAGAATCAAACTCGCCTCCCGCTTCGAACTCCATTACATTTTGTAATGAGCCTGCAAATCTGTTAAAGTCAGCACTTTGTCCAACAACGCTGAAAAATCGCATAATAGATTCTCGCGACGCATCAATCGCTTGAGCAGACCTATTCGCAAAGTTTGCCATATCTTCAAGAAGCGATACGAATAGTTCCACATTTTCAGCATTTACAAGTGGGTCAAGCGCTTCGCGGAACATGTTGCCCAAACCACGCATTAATTTTTGCAAAGCCTCGCCAGTAGACGTTACATCAGCGAATTGCGATTCAATATCTTCTAATAGACCGATGGCCCCTCCGGCTAGCAGTGCAGAAATACCACCACCAGCAGCAATTGCCGCAGCACCCACTCCTCCAAGAACTGATATAAGAGAACCGAGAGTTGTGACAATTAGTGGAATTTGTGTATGAAGTTGCCGTAGCGCAATAGTGAACGCACCAACATTAATAGAAAGCGCTCCTGCACTAACCGACGTTTTGTCCATAACAGTTCCGAGTAGGCCAACTTCAACAGCAGCCTCACGCGATTCATCTCCTAATTCGTCAACTGCGCCAGCCGCTCCTCGAACAGCACCATTTACCTTAGTCGCCGAGGTAGCCACACTGTCAGACGAAGATTCGAGAACTTCACTCGATATAGATGCCTCTCGAAGTTCACCTGATAGACCACTCAGCGCTTGATTAGCAGTTCTAACCGAATTCTCGATGTCGTCCATCTTCTCGGAGACGGTTTCGACACCATTAATGATTACGTCAAGTCCTTCTGCCATAAATTATAATTGGTTTTTAAGTCTGTTAACTCCAGATTCTTCCTGCCGCATCTTTTTACGCTGTTCTTTAGCGTGAAAGAGGAATCTAAGTTGGGAATCAGTTAATTCATCCACAAATGCTTCGCGCTTTCTCGTCCGATGTTCGCCGGATTCATCGAAATAGTCTTCAGTTACTGAAAATGTGTGGCCATTTTCAAGGGCATAAAAGAGTTGTTGTCCTAGCCCTGTACGTGAAAATCCTGCACAGCACCATCACTCTCAGCAGAGATATCGATAATCTCTGTTCCAATACTGAACAGTACCTCAAAATTGAGATTATTGACAATATCGTTCATTTGCGGAGGTGCTAGTTCAGGGTGACGAAGAGAATCCTTACACAAATCCTCGAACGCCTCGACTGTCTCTTCAGTCACCGCATTCATCGAAAGGTTTTCACTCTCCTCAATCGTGTCTTCTGCTTCTTCAGCAGATTCTGCTTCTTCTACAGCGTCAAACATCTCGTCAGGGAGACGCTGAATCACCGAAGCAAGTTGCCGCTTGTCAACAGGAGACATCTGCACATTTGGCAAAGCCGCGCCGCTGGCATCTTCAAGTGTGATAGTTTTCGTATGGTCGGTACCTTGCGTTACTCGCTTGTAAAATTCAATTGCGCTTTCTTCTTGCATAGTTGTATTAAGTTTTGTTAGTATGCGGTTAATAACTCAACACTACTTGCTGGTTGCCCATAAGAGAATTGGGCAAGAATAGAACTGGAAGCCAGCGTTCAGGTTGTCCGAATAGTTAACCAACTATCCGTGTATTTATGCGTTTGTGACGACAAGTTCCTCTGCTGTAAAGTCGTAGGTGACCGACGTTCGGTCATCAGCAGGGAAATCTTTCGAACGCGAACCTACGACGACACCCTTGAAGGTGTACGTAGATTGCGAATCTTGGAAGACGAGTTGATCAACTTTGCGAACAGTACTCGACTTCGGCTGTGTTTGATTACCAAAGAACTTATCTCGAAGTTCTGTATTTGCACCAGTGTGCTCGAACGAACCAGAGTACTCGATGCCAGTTTGCACAATGCTCATCGTGAGAGACGTGTTAAACTGGGTCGAGGATGTCTGCGGCTCCTCAGAGTACGATGCGCTTGTAATAGGGTATGCTGTTTCGTCAGCGCCTACAAACAACTGTACATCATTTCCAATTTCTTCTTTGTTTTGTGCCATTTATGTCACCTTATGTGTTGATTGTAATGGTTTCGTCAACACGCTTGACGATACCCTGTGGTGTTACACCAATGTCAATCTTCACTTCATCTGGGTCTGTGGACGACTCATACACATCGACAAAGAAGTTCTGCTCTCCTTCAACGTTGTCCTTGATTAGGCGGTCGTTTGCAAGAGACTGAAGTTCTACCGTGATTGAACCCTCGGCTGCTGCACGTGTTTCCTCATCGTTGATTCGACCAATAATGGCGTCACCAATAGTCTTTCCAATGAGAATAACGCGGTCAACAATCCGACGACGCCAAAAGTCGCGCTCCCAATCAGTTTCGGTGCTCGTCGAAAGGTTGCCCTTTACGCGAACAGCACCTGCTTGACGAAGCGGAATGACGTTTGCACCACGCATATTTTGCGCATCAGTTCTGTTGAATTGAACTTCGAGATTATTCCCACCAGTGTTGATGGTATCATTGTAGATTGGCTCAGTAATGTCAGCGCCTCCGAATAGGCCACCGATTGAACCAAGCGCAGTCTCAACAGAATCCTCGAATCTCACAGCAGCAGCGAGGAACTGACTGTCGTTATCAATCAGATCCTCATACGATGCAGTCTCAAATCCTGCATAGTCGCGCTCTGTTGGTTCGCCGAGATTCTCTGTTTCAGTCACATTAGGCATTGCTCCAGCAAGCCCATTGACAAGTTGGAACTCATCGCGAAGTTCTGTCGTCTTGCCCGAAAGTGTCGATGCTACTTGCTCAGATTCAGTCAGCGCTACGTAAAGCCCTGTCTCATCTTCGTTAACTACGTTGTCGGCTGCGTTAAACGCCGCAGACCAATCAAGGTGGCTATAGAAGAAATCGTAGTCGCTTGACGAATCCGCTGTCCAATCTCCTGTAAAGGGATTGAGATTAATCGTATTCGAATCACCGGGTGACGGAACCGTCTCTTCGTACACGAGATTGACTGTCATTTCAACATCGTCAACCACGTCACGAACAGCGAGGTAGCCCTCTTCTTCTACAATTGGTGTATTGGTAAGAACGTCGGCAGTCGTACCAGAGTACGATTCTGTCGGCGTATCTTGTGCTGTATCAATATCCCCACCAGCACCAAGTTCTTCAACCTGCACTCCATACAAGTACGAGATGTTCGCACCATTGGCGAGCGCAAGTTTCATCGAATTGGCAAGTTCAGAATCCTCGCCAAAGGCAACGTCTGCCTCCCTGCGAGCCTGAATTTGTGTCGGGGTATTGACAGCCGCACTTCCAGAACCTCCTCGGCCAAAGAGTACGACCTTCTCCTCAGAGCCAATTTCAATTGCAGTAATTCCGCCACCGGCTGTCGTTACCTGTACGCCGGGGAATCCTCCGTATACTGTCATTTATTAAATCACCTGTTATTAATTTTGTTTACTACTCGGCAAATCTCCACACATTGGGTCATGCCGCGATATCGTCTTCGTCGGGGAATGTTATATCCACGATGTAATCGTCAATCGTTCTAAATTCATCATACGTCCAACAATCTATCGTTTGCGACCAACGTCGAACGGTTGGCGTAGAGTCAAGATTATCCGCACGTTCGCCCTCATTTAGTTGAAACTTCCATACAGTTTCTTCGAGCGACTCTGCTGGACCAGCAGAACTGTATTGATATAGCGAGCGCCTCACCGAATTGACAAGTGTCGAGATGCTTTCTTCGTTTTTTCGACGACCATCAACAGTTAAGATATCAAGTTGTACTGTTACTGAATATTCAGAGCGGTACACTCGTCCGATTTGATTTCCGTTTTCATCATGTACATATCTCACAAAATCCGTGTTAAATTCATTTAGTGAAAGCGCGTTCACTGTTTGTAGTTCAACGACGGGTAGTGTGACATTCGCATCTTTACCAGATGCGTCATACTCTTGTAACACATATGAAACACTGTCAGGAACGTCTGAAGAATCCTCTAGTGATTCTTTAATTCGTGTCAGTATTTCACGTGGTGTAGCCATTATCCAAGTTTAAGTTGTCGTTCGATGTGGTCTGTCATCTTGTCACCTATTCGTTCTTCAACTTTATCGGCGACAACCTTGTTGAATTCTTGAACGGTATCTCGGAAATATCTATATTCTTCGACACCACTTACGCTATATCGATATATGATTTCACCGGGTTCCGCGTCATATGTTGAGACATTTGTCCTAAATCGAAGTGGTCCATCTCCATCAGGAGTCACTTCATCAGTACCATACTCCAAGTAAAATGCACGTGGTCCAACGCTTCGCTCCGTTTCAATGCGATATCGCATATTTCCTTCACGAATTACGTTCCACGCCTTTCTACTTGCAAGGTCTGGCCCGGTACCGTCATCAACACCGCTTCCCACAAGGCCTCTCTTCTTTATGTTAGAAATCAACAGACCAATAAAGTCTTGTTTGATAGCATCTTCAAACGCCTCATCTGCAACTTTTTCAACATTTAATCGCTGAAACCCAAACTCGAAGTTTTTCAAATCTTCAAAGTCTGACATAAATGTCGTCATTATGGATACCCTGTTGTGTACGTGAATGGTGCGTTTGATTCGCCACCATCATCTTTTTCAAGAATACCTGAATTTATGATACGAGTAATTGTATCTTCGTATTGGTCACAGAATGAGTTAGCGTATTCTACCTTTGTGTCACCAGCGTCTTCAATATCGCCAAGTGTTACATCGTTCGGATCTTCAGCACCCTTTGCCAAATGGCACGTCGCAAGTTGTTTAATTGCAGACTCCATTATGGTAATTTGATCCTCTGGCGGAATCACCTCTCCGTTATTTAAGTCAAGTTCGAGAGATGATTCTGCATATTCAAGTGCATCTTCCTTTTGAGAATCTGTGTAATCGTCAGGAATTTGCACCGGAATATCGTGAATTGAGACGTATCGAGGACTGTAAGACATAAGCCAATATGTTGTAGAGTGCCGAGTAGTAATCTATACTACGTAAAGTGTAGAATCCTTTATGCGTTAACCTTCACAGCCGCCTCGGGGAAGATAGCCTTCCACGCCTTACGGGTGAAGATTTGCATAATGTCAGCCTGCCGCTCGGGGTCCTCGTACTCGTTTGTGCTGACAGGAGTGCGAGTAAGTTCATAGCCGTATCGGTCACTGTCGATAACGAACGCACCGTTACCGTCAGCAATATCGTTAGTTGTGTCAACCACAACGCGCATACCAGCAATCTGACCAACCTCACCAGTACGAACAACCTCGTCACCCATATCGGTAGCGCGGTTGAAGTTCGCGTCAGTGAGCAGGTCACCGTAGCCATCAAGGTCTACAATGAGCAGGTCGGGTGTGTACGAGTTGCGTCGAACAGCAACCATCCCATCACGAATGTCGCTGAACGAAAGCACATCATCGTCGTCACCAACAGTCGAGTCAACGTTGCCGTCGAGTTCCTCGAATGCCTCGTCGTTCAACTTCTCGGCCATCGCACGAGCAAGTTCCTCAACCTCTCGGGCCTTGAAGTCAATGATGCCGTCCTCCATAGCCTCCATTGTGATGGCAACCTCGCCACCGTACTTCTTGAAGGTTACAGTTACTTGGTCAACGTTGCTCTGGTCACGCTCGAACTCCTCACCCTCAGCAACAACGCTCGGACGACCCATGTCGTCGGCGTCAATGTTGAATGTGTACGAATTCGACTGAATGCCAGTTGCACTAATCTCGCGGAACGCCTGTCGGTAGACAAGGTTCTGCTCAATTACCTCTTCCACAGTTTCACGGACGAAATCCTCCGTGATAACGTCATTAGTTGTTAGACTCATTTATAATCACCTAAAAGTTTAGAGTACGACTTCTACCCAATCCTGGGAGCCGTCGTTGTATGTCTCGACTACACGGAAACCTTGGTCGTCAACGTTACCAAAGTGTCCAGCAGTGTCGCCAAGACCAGCACTGTCGCCAGCAGAAAGGTCGCCATCGGCGCGTGCCTTATACGTACCCTGCACTGCAACAGTCGCGTCCACATCTCCAGCAATCTTCTCACCCTGGTGGGAAGCGCCGTATACATCGTAGTTCACGAGAACACCGAGAATGGTGTCACCCGTGCCGGCTTGGGCGAGAACGCCGCCACTAACCGTAACTGCATCGCCGGGCTGTACACTTGCGTCAGCAAGCGCAGTCCCATCACTCTCTCCGTGCGGTACACCGACCGTATTACCATAGCGGCGAGTTTCCCCACCCTCTGGTGTATCACTAAGTCCTGCCATTTTTATCACTTAAATTATCGCTTGAAAATCTTGTCCCGAATCTCCTGCTGCTTCGCAGAAACCTCTTCATCTTGAGCAAGTTCCTCCTCGGAACGCTCCTCAGATGCACGCTGCTCAAGTTCCTCCTCGTCAGCGTCTGTCCCCTTCGGGTCAGGAGACAACTCCTCCTCAAACTCGCCGAACGCATCCTCGTACTTCGCGCTAAGTTCCTCGATGGTAAACTTGTCCATCAATTCCTCGGCGGTGAAGACAGCGAGTTCGTCTTCGAGTTGAGTCGCGTATACTTCTTTAACCTGTTCAGCCTCGGCGGAAAGCGCCTCAAAGCGAGCAGACTCGATAACCATAGGCTCATCGGCTTCACTGAGTTCATCGACAAGCGTCCGGTCAACAGCGTCGAGAACCTCGGTACGCTCGCGCAGTTCGGCAATATCCTCCGAAATATCATCATACTTCTCGGCCTTTTCTCGAAGTTCGTCAAAGGAATCCTGCTCCATTACGGCAGGTGCCTCAAGTTCCTCAAGTCGAGCCTGAAGTTCTTCACTTACATTAGTCATTGTTCTAGTTGTAGAGTCCGTCTCGCTCTCCTCGGACTTACCACGTCGCCGAAGGTCATCGCTGGTGAGGACAGTCACCCCGTCAATTGTCACAGGTTTGACGGAACCCATTTCTTCTTCCATACCATACTCCTTGTCGAATTCCTCATTAGCCAATTCGTTGACCATTTCAACGATGGTGTCTTCCATTTCGGAATTGAGTCCTTCGACAGCAGACACACCTCGACCACCCTTCACTGCATTAAGAGCGTTGAGGCTTAGTTCACCTTCAAGGCTTACCACAGGCAACTTGTAATCGCCAAAGTTCTCTGCGGGGAAACCAGATTCAGAGATGATGAAGTGATTCCCAATCGTCTCCTTCGCCTCTTCGGGAAGTGCATCGTAGGAGTCGTACTCCTCGTCCCACTCGTATGCCATCATAATATCTTCAAGCGTGGGGGCACTCCAGTCTGCTTCAGTTGTGCCATCATACGAGGGTTCGTGCATGTCGTAATCCATCAAGGAATCCGCGTCAGTCATTTCCTCCTCTTCTTCAGACATTTCATCATCTCCGTAGCCATAGGCCATCGATGCAACGGCATCCATGTAGGATTCGTGATCCATTCCAGGCATCCACATTTCACCCATCTTATGGACCCCATCGAGTCCCATCTGTCGCGCCATCATCATGGCATCGACTTTGTTGGGGAACATATGCGATTCGTCAGATTTATTTCCGTACATTGCTGCTTCTTCCATACCCCAATCTTTGTCAAACTCTTCTTTTGCAAGCATCTGAATGTATTCACCAAGGTCGTTGCCAATACCAGACTCAATACCCTCAGCCGCAGTAGAGGAAGCGCCTCCCTTAATCGACTGTAGTGCATTGAGATTGAGGTTGCCGTCTGGGTCAACAACGGGCATCTTCAAATCTCGGTAATTTTCTGGCGGGAAGCCAGACTCAGATACCATAAAGTGTTTCGAAATCTCTTCAAGGTCGTCTGTCTCGAAGTCGTCCATCGAAACAGGATTCCATTTTTCTGTCGTTACACCGTCAAACTCAACTTCGTGCATTTCATAAGCCATAAGTTCTACCTCTTCAACATCATCAAGCGAGTCATCTTCAGGTGCTTCTGGAAGTGAATCAAATGGGTTATATGCCCAATTCAATAGACTTATTGCCCAATCCGTGGGGCATCCATAGGAACCGCCTGTCTTTTGATTACCTTCTCCCTTAGCACCACGCATACGTGCGATGAATGATACTGTGCGCTTTGCATCACGAATATCATCTCTGTCCCAATCTTCTTTATTGGTTTCAAGAAGCCGCAAGTTTCGCTTGATGACTGCTGTTGGGTCAATGGATGCTTCACGAGAGCACGGGTTTCGTGACCAGCGTCGAAGTTCTGATGCAGTCATATTCGTCGCTTGTGTCCAATTGGAATAGACTACATCAAGTTCATCCATCGACGCAAGTTGCGCGAAGTTCAATTCAGACACACCCATCGTGTAATCGTACTCGCTTATTGTAGCAGGTGTGCCGTACAATCCATTTTCTTCACTCGACGAACGAGGATGCTCTTCTGGGAGTAGGTCGTTGTCCTGAACATATGCATCGTTTTCAGGATTTCCGTTCCGAAGTAAGTAGAGGAACGCATTGACACGAGCCATACTCCATTGTTGTCTACTCATTCCTTCTCGATGCGAGTCGTCGTATGCTCCACCGCCGCGATTATACACGGATTTGAGCATTCTGTACGTAACTCGCTTCCCTTCGGCGTCTCCATGCTCTTCGTTGTGAGATTCAACCTTATTTCGAAGAGCCGTTTCTGTTTGGTCAGATAGTGTATCTGCTGCTTCCTCAGAGGGCCTTACTGCACGACGTGGGTCTGCCCCGTCGATGGCAAAGTCTTCCTGCTCGCGAGGGAAGTTCCCCCACGGCTCGACTTCTTCCATCGATTTCGTAACAGTTTCCTCAGTTTCACGCCATTCACCGTCAGCATTTTGTTCCCAAACAGTAAGTGTTACTTCATCGTCACTTATGCTTGTAACAAACCCGTGACGTTCACTCGTTTCAGACGGATACCATTGTGCCCAATCTCCTTGCGCAACGTCATATTGCGCAACATTCGAACGTCCGAGCATATCCGACCGCATACGCTGAACGTCGCCATATCCTGCCGTGACTGTATATCCGGTAGAAACGAGTTTCCCATCTTCAAAGTCGTGGAGTTCTACCATTACAATGTCGTCATTTTCAGGAACATGGACAATTCGGCCAAACATCTCGGGATTGGCTTGCCATTGTACCATCATTCCTGATTCAAACTTCGGCTCGTCTATGTATCCATCATCTTTCATCTCTGCTTGACTCATCGGATGGTATACTTCAAGGTCACCATCTGCCAAGTCGTACATGATTTCATTAATGGGTGTCTTCCACGAACCGGGTTCACCAACACTTGACATAACAGCAATGTTTCCTTGAACCTCAAGAACTTCTAGAATGCTGTCATTAATTGTCGAAAAGAATTTCAGCCCTGGCGTAATGAGCGGGTTGTGTTCACCACTCTCCGTGTAAAATTCAATCTCGCTATGTGCGAGTTCCTTAATAATTTCTTGAACAGGGTCATACCACGAGCGACCTTGCTGGTTTGGACCAAGTGTAATTTGAACTTCATCATCCATTACATCAGTGATGGTCCAAATTTCATCATCACCTGGGTGGAAGAATTGCATCCCTTCGACAAATAAATTGTGACGCGCCTCTTCAGATTCCTTTGGCGCACCAATATCAGAGTCATCGATGTCCCACATTTCCAAATCGTCAAGTGAGACTTCTTCTTGTCGCGCAACCGAGCGCCACTTCTCGTCAATTTCTTCCATTACCTCGACGGTTGCAGTATCTCCGTCAATGGCAAACACAATTCCGTGATTGTCATCCCATTGAACAAAATCAGAAAGGTCAATTTCCTGCAATTCGTCGAGTGTGTCAGCAAAAGCGGCGAGTTCTGCCGCAGAAAGTTCTGCGTGTTCTCCAAGTTCGAGCGTATTTGACGGAGCAGCACCTTTTGGCACAATTGACAAATTGTCGAAGTCAATATTTTCAACAATTTTTATACCATCATCGGTTTCATCCATGTCGTCAACATCAATGTGGTATCCACGAATCGAAACTTCAAGAAGTCCGTTCTTTATCTTTTCAGCGAGTGAATTCTCGTATAGTTCTGCTTGATAAATTACGCCAACGCCGTCTTTATATCCAGACTTTGTTACTTGTCCAACCACACCGCTTGCAGAATTGTTGTGGTCTACAACAAGATTTGTTCCTTGAAGCGTCTCGGCTGCTTTTTGTAGTTCATCCGATGGCCAAAGTTTCTTGACACCAGAAGAACCATGCGTTACGTCATCTGCGCCAAGTGCTACACCGTGAATAGTGTAGGGTGGCGAATCGTCGTCTGCTGACGAAAGGTGAGCCTCTCGTCGATTAAATTCAAACGTTGTTGTAGATTGCACACTCATTCGATAACCACCGCTACTAACGTCTCTTTCTTCATTTATATCTAATGTGCGTCGGGGTACTTAAGTGATTGTTCTATATTACAGTTCTGGAACTTCTTCTAGTGGAATCTCCGTCCAATCAATGTCTATTGTAATATCTTCTGTAGAGTCAGAAAGATTTTTCCCAGTAAAGTATACATTGTCACCAGGCTGTAGTATAATTGCTGCACCATCAGACTCTCCTGGTGCAAGTGTAACATTTGAACCAACTCCTCCGCTTCCACCAATAACTTTCGGCGTCCACTCATCTCCGCCAGATACAGTTACAGACGATTCAACACTTGCACAAGAATCGCCGTCTGCTGAAATGAACCGGTTGTTAATATTTTCCACCGTTCCCGCAACATCCTTTGTTACAGAATCTACTTTTTGAACCCGTGTCTTTCCACCAGTAGAAAATTTTGCCAAAACAAATGCATAACATTCCGACTCAGCAGGAAGTTCAATAAGTGCATTTACTTCTGTGTCAACCGCAACATCTTCAAATAACGCACCTGAAGAGTATTCTCTTGCACGAAGCGCATCTACATTTGAACGAGCATTGCTTGTGTCTTCATTTGCAGCCTGTACATTTTCTTTTAAGTTTGTATCGTTAATTTCTGGATATGTCATTATTATTATCTTTCTAACTTTCTATGACACGATTTGCACAGTGTCACTAAATTGTCGAGCGAGTTAGCCAACTCGAATTGGTCAAGTGTCGGTTCTTCTTTGTTAATTATCTGTCGTCGTGGAACTTTATGGTGAATGTGTAAGTCTTCGTTGTAATGCTGGTAATGTGAGTCGCGAGATATTTCACAATTTTGGCACGTATATTCATCTCTTTCAAGTGTTTTATCACGTTGATTCTGCCAATTAGGTCCGTAGTAGAGAAATCGACCGCCTTTCCATTGGGGGTTGCTCTTTCCTTTTCGTATTTCAGATAAGTATTCATTAAGACATTGTTCAGAGCAAGTTGTTTCTTCTCCGCGAACCTCATTTGGGTGTTTAACAACTACATCACCACAATTAGTGCATTGATACTCTTTTTTATCAACCGATTGATTTTTATTAAAACAATCTCTTGAACAAAACTTTGAACGTTCTTTAATACTTGGTTTTACCGAAAATTCTCCACCACACTCATCACAGTATATTCTTGTACGTCCACCATCCCAAGATGGGTGATTTTCGCCGACCCATTCACGCCTTTTAAATTTAGACTCACATTTCTTATCACAAAAGTGGTTCTTCTGCTCATAACCGTTAACTTCAGAAATTCTTGATGGTGAAATGTGTATTAGAGAATCACATTCAGCACAATTTGTATCAAGTCCGTCTTTTGCTTCAAACGAATCTTTGCAACTCTTTGAACAAAAGTAATTTTCAGAATCCTTAGACTCCCGTCTGCTAGGATAGTCTTCAAACAATTCATCACAATTAGAACAATTATATTCTTTCTTCCAATTTATTTCAATGTTGTGCATACTACGAGCGTGCATAGTCATACCACGACGACTTTTTGTTTGCTTTTTACAACCATCTTTTGGACAATCAAATTTTTCTTCCATACCATATAGTTAGACTACAGGTACTTAAGTGTTTGATTTTGTGAGCCTCCTTGAATGATGGTGTGTAGTATTGAAAGATGAACCGTTATTTTTACTTTGTGAATTGCCCTTATTGTTTCGAAATCGGGCGTATTAGAACCTCGAACGCCATTTTTCAGTCCCAAGGACTTCATCTTTCAATGCCGCACACCACCTCTTTGCCATACGAGAACCAAAGTGTCGTAACATTCTCGCATAACATGAGCGCCATGTTCCTCCAACTGTCGCCCACGCCTGCAAGTACGACTTTCTCGTCCAACCACGTGGGTCTGACGCGAATCCTACCTCTGGGTCATCGACTCCAGGTATATTGAGCAACTCCTCATACGAGTACTCAGATAGTTCAAAAGCCGACACTTCTTCACGCTCTCGAAATCGATTAAGTTCCCACGAATATCGGTCCTCAATGTATAGTCGCTTTGCCTTCTGCAATTCCTCGTAGTCGTATGGGTCATCAGTGTATTCATACACCGGAGCCATACTCATTTCAGTCTCATCTGCTTCGTCAAGGTCAGGCTCGCTTCCTTCACCAGGAAGTTCGTCTAATCCACCAACAATGTCCCCATCGTCTGCTGGGATAGAGCCCCCCTCGACAAGTGAAATGATGTATGCTGGACTATCTTCAGACGCCTCAATCATTACCTCAGACTCGTCATCCTCAGGATCAGGGTACCACTCCGTATCTTCCGTGATTATCGCCGAAACGATTCCAGCACCACGGTCGGTATGTTCAACAATCTCTCCTACCTCAAACGTCGTTTCTTGTAGTTGTGTTGGACTTTTTGTCGCAAGTCCAATATTTTTATACGGCATTATTATTGATAAATTGGTTGTAGTTCTGTTTCACAATTGAAGTGATATGGTGGCGTTGTCGGAAGTGGTGAAAAGCCACTGTGCATATACTCCTCTTGTGTCGATTCTGCTAACTGTGACGCAATTTCGCCGTCTTCAAAGTATGCCTCACTGTTCGAGAGAGACGAGCAAAGAGGCGTATTCGAATCATTATTCGTTACACGAACGCCAACTACGTCAGGGTTACGCTCAAATTCTTGCAGTTTCGTCGATTCCCGCGCTCGGTGAATCTCCATGTGTGCAATGAGTTCAGCACGTGTTCGAAGCGACGCGTCACTGTATTTATCGAACGCACGCGCGTGAACGGAGTCAAAGTTTTCACCAGACTCGACACCTCGACGAACGTGTGTACGAATACGTCGCATCATTTCGTCAAGTGCATCACGTGTCGCCATTGATATATTTGACGCATATTGCGACGAGTTGTGTGACGCAGTATACATCGAATTACTCAACTCGCTGTACTCCTCGTATACGCCGGACAATTCTTCTTTAATTGCCGACGAACACGACGAGCGTAGATTCGTTGACCGAACCGCGTCGTCAATTACACGATTCGCGTCAGACTCATACGAGCGAACAGCCTCTGAGGAAGATTCGATGTATCGCGTCGCAACTTCTTCGAGGATATCGTCACGCGCTTTTTCAAGCGTTTCATAAATTGCATCAGCAACAATTCCTTGATTCTCACTACGTCGCGACAGTTCTGCAACGTCTTGTGATTCATCCCAAATTGACGAATATAGCGCCTCTGGAGAGTCCATCGTATTCTCGACAGGCTCTTCGTCTTGTGATTGTTGCTCTTCATCCTCAGATTCGCCTGCACCAATGTATCGAATAACATTCTGATTGATGTCAGGGTCGGCTTCTGGCTGGTCGCGATTGCCGATTCGTATCCGAACACGTTCAGGGTCTTCAAAGCCCATCTCTTCAGCCTTTTGTTGAATAGCCGGATTGAACTCTGTTTCAAGTTCACGCCGCGCTTCCTTGAGTTGTCGGTTAATGTCCTGCTGTTGTGCAACACCAGCAATTTGACCAACACTTTCTGAGAATCCGCCAAGTGCATACTTTGGCATCGGCATCGCAGAAATAATGTAGTTCACGTCAAACTCAAGGTATTGTGCAATGTCGGCAACTTCTCCCGAAATTGTTTCAACACTCACGTCACCACGAACACCTTGCTTCATGCTCGGCTTAAAGTTTTCAATCTCGTGAGCATTCATGAAGGTTTGAATATCGTCACGCTCCCACGGATTGTCTTCTGTTCCGAACATAAACATCCATAGTGGGTATGCCTTTGACGCAATTGCCTCGTCATTATCCGACAATTTTTGCTTAATTCCTTCAACGCGCTCGGACACTGCCTCAATTCGCGCTGTTCCAAATACTTCGCCTACATCAGCGTCACGAGCAAATTTAATAATCTCGTCACGAGTGAAAGCAATCTTTGACTCGCCGTCGTACAAGTCCTC